ATATACACCATATATATATAGTATGCAAGTAATGAATGTCATGGTACTGTAAAAGGTGAGAGTTGAGATGACTGTTGTGATGTCCCTGCTAATGGCGATTGTGGTTTATGTAGAAATGTTTGCGTTGTAAGATATGATGTAGATGATGATGGAGTTGTAACCATTCCTCCTGTAGTAGGAGGAGGCACCGGCGATTCTCCCTATCCTCCAGTTACTGTACCTGATGGCGGCGGCGGTTCAGCAATTCCTCTTCCGCTTCCTTCAGATAAGGTACCCTGTGCGGAAAATTATATCAATGGAGTTCCTAACACAATCATCATCACTCGACCCGGTAGTAAGTATTATTTCAATAATCGACTGAATGGAAAGAAGGCATTCCCTGCTATTTACATTCAGGGATATAATGGAGTACCTGTTCCTGTAGTTGATCGTTATTCTGGAGAGTTAGTTGCGATTCTTACGGACTGCACCAACTGGGGTCCTAATCCCGCACCTCCAGTTACCATTCTTCCAGGTGAAAATGAGAATGGTATTGTGACTGACGATCCAAACTACGATGTCATTATTGGTGGTTTCCACATTCAAAATACTGGATTTGATTATTGTGAACCCATCATTCAAATCTATGATAAAGATAAGAAATCATATGATAATGGAGAAGCAAAAGCAATCGTAGTTGACGGTAGGATTGTTTCAGTGGACGTGATAAATAATGGTACGGGTTATAAGAGACTTCCTGAAATCAAGGTATTCGACAACAAGTGTCCTGGATTTGGTGCTAAACTTTATCCTATTATGTCGGTTATTCCTAAAGACCAATCGAGATTGCCATCAGAGATAGTTCAAGCAGTTTACTGCCCAACCTATAACTACAAGAACCTTTACTGATATGCCAGCAGGATCAAAGATTAAAGATGATAAGCAGGAGTATCAATACTCTGTGCCGTGGATTTCTCCAGCAGGTCATGAGTTTTCATTCTACGATACGCCAGACAACCAAAGACTTGTCGTTAGACATGCCAGTGGTTCTCACATCGAATTCAAAACCGATGGAAGTATCTTCATCAAAGCGGTTACTGATATTCACACTCATGGTAGTGTATTGTCAACTCCAGGTGGAGAAGGTGGCGCCACCAATAGTTCCGACTCTGGCACTATGCGAATGGATGCCGATCAAACTTGGGAGATTGGCGGCAAACTAACCATCAAATGTCACTCTCTCGACATTGAAGCAGGTTCTTATGCCAAGATGAATGCTGGTACTGACATGATGTTTAGTGCCAATAACCTCATCGAGAAGGCAACAGAATCCATTTCATTAGAAGGCACAAAGTCCGTCTATATGGATACCAAAGAGTTTAGAGAGAGGATTGTTTCTCGTCGAAGCGAAACTGGCACCAAAGAGAAAGGGCAACCGGGTGGTATCAATATCATGAATGTTCATGGTAATGCCATCATCCAAAACAACGATCCAGATGGTGGTATCACTATCTCATCTAAAGGATATCTAAATCTAGTATGTGGTCAGGAAAGAGTTGACCTAACTGGCAAGTGGACAGACCAACCTTCCGCAGAAGCAGTTGGTACTTGGACCCAAAAAGTGTTTATGCCAGAAAGTGGTGGACAACTAAATGTATCTACTCCTGGTGGTGATTATTACTTTGAGTCAGACGCAACTGCTTATTATCGATATGCTGCCACACAAGTGGACCAAAAGTATCAACCTTATGGATATCAAGCACAGATTCAGCAAGGTGATGCCAACTTCCACGTAATGGTTGGCAACTACGAAGAGATGATTGCCAAAGATTCAACAATCACTATTGGTAAAGATTTAACAGAATCTGTTGGTGGTAAGAGAGAAAGAACAGTTGGTAAGGATGAAGATGTCAATATTCAGGGCATTCAAACTATCAAAGCATCAAAGATCTTCTTAAATTAAATGGCTATCGAAATTACTTCCGTATACGGAATTGAGTGGACAATCAATAATGGCACTCCGGTGGGACCAGTCGATGAGGAGACTGGAGAAAGAATCCCAAATCCAGCATATGCAGATGGTTACGAACCATGGACTGTATTTACTTTCAATTCTGTTGATGCTCGATTGCAAGAAGGTCCAGAGCCACTAACTGGATATAGAATTGATGGCAAAGTGTTTCTCGACACTCGCACTCTAACAACTACAGATCCAGATCCAGAAGCAGATCCACCAGATCCAGGTGGTGAAGTTGTTTCGGATGTTGTTGCTCGCACCTATCCTCCATACTCTGTAACGAGTATGACTTTTGATTCTAATGCGGATGTAAACTATAACGATCCAGAAAACCCAGCGAAGCCTAGACAATTCAAAGGTCCAATCATCTATGAGTTGGATACAACAACTCCACTCGCAAGAACAAGCGGACAAACTGCGAATGTGGGTATTCTTGACAACTCAGCTACAATGTCTGGATTTGTCTTCAACTCTGCCACCCTTCCAGCAACGAGACCTAACGGAGATCTCACATTTTATATCGCATTAGATACTGGTATTGGTTGGGTTTGGGCGGACACTGGAGCTGGTTATGATTGGTGCCCAGCACACCTATCCAAGAACCCAGCAGAAATCACATCAACTCCTGTAGATAGTGTTAGTGATTTGGATGAAGCGGATCACGAAAATGGAGATTGGGCAGCAACATCCGCAGGAGTTTATGGAACAATGTATTCAAAATCTGATGACGGATGGACAAACATCGGGCCAATTCAAGGTCCAGGTCCTATTGTTACAATTCCAGATGACCAAGAGAAGACATATGTGAGTGGTTACATTTATAGTCAGGTATTTGACCAATCTGAATTTAGATATGTGCCTCGTCTTTCTGGTGGTACGCAGACTACATATCAAGGAGATGTAAGTATTGATGAGACTGGATGGTTTCCAGCTCTGCCTTATGATGTGGAGAGAAACATCTACCCAATGGATAGTGTCACCGCTGTACTACCAGACGAAAGAGAAAGTGTTACGATTACATACACCGCTGTAATGAATACAGCTCTGGCAAATAGCACAGCTACCATTACACAAGTTGTAAATCAACCCACAACAGATTGGGGTGATTTGATTGATCAACTTCTCTCACAAACCTATTTCTATAATAATATCTACCACTAATGTGATATAATGTGTATATGCTAAAACATAAACATCATATAAAACCAAAATACGATGGTGGTACAGATGATCCATCTAACATTGTAGAGGTGACTGTGGAGCAGCACGCCGAACTTCATCTTGCTTTATATTTGGAATACGGTAGATGGCAAGATTGGTTGGCATATAACGGGCTCATTGGTAGAATATCGACAGAAGAGGCAGCACGATTGGCAGTTTCCCATAGCAACACAAATCGTTCGCGAGAAGAGAGAGATAGGATAGGAAATCTAACGAAGATTGCTATGGCGAAAGATCCGACCATATCAGAACGAATAGCAGAAAGTAATAGACGAAGAACAGGAGAAAAGAGAAGATGTAAAAATCAAAGATTGACAGAGGTTACGAAACCAGACGGCACTACATTTCTCGCCTATAACCTACAAGAGGTGTGTGAAAAATATAATCTTACAAGAGCTTTAGTATATCACTGCTGTGTAGGATTACAAAAACAACATAAAGGATTTCGATTTCGCTGGATAAATAACCAATAGTATGATATAATAGAAGGTTATGGCTAAACCCGCCTGTCGTATTGGTGATAAAGACGTCGTCCATTGCTCACAACCGACGAGAGCAGAAGGAAGCAATGATGTATTTGTGAACGGCATTCCGTGGAGTTTGCTCGGACATCTCAATGATAGTCACCTAAAACCAGCTGGTAAAAAATGCAAACCTCACAGAGCACCTATTGCTGTTGGGTCTGACTTGGTGTTTGTGAATGGAGTTGGAGCTGGTCGTATTGGAGATGCTGTTGCCGGTTGTACTGAGGTGGCAACAGGATCTAACGATGTTTATGCTGGTCCCTAACTGTATTTGGAGAATCCACCAATTCTGGATACTTCAATTTGATTCTCAAACTTCTCTTTGAATGAATCTGACAGAGTGTGATCGACAACAATCACATTTGTGTTGGTGAGTTTGTACCGAAGAATCGCAAGCAGCAACTCCTTACCTACATCATCGAGTGAGGAAGAGAATACCTCATCAAGAATCAACAGATTGGTTGTAACGGAATTCTTTATCTTGCCAACCTCTCTCCAAGTAAACATCAAGGCTAAGTCAATCCTCCCCTTCTGTCCCTCCGAGAAACTGCTGTAAGAGAAATTCTGGTGGAGGGGTGATGAAACACTCTCATTAAACTCCTCATCCAATACAAAGTGAATTGGGAGGTCTAGGTCTTCCAAATACTTGCGGATGAGTTGATTCATAACAGGAAGATACTTACGCACAATCTGTGTTTTGATACCAGAATCTTTCAACAATCCAACTACCACTTCGTGATCTGTGACCTGATTCATCACATCATACTTCTTTGCAAGAAGATCGCGAAGGTCTTCTTTCATCACTTCTAACTTACCTTTCTCTTTATCAATGGAGCCAGAATTCATCTGAATCTCTGTAATTTCATTCTGCCACTGATTGATAGATTGGTTATGTGACTTCAACTCTGTTGTCTTTTCAAAGACTTCTCTTTGAATCGTTTCAATTTGATTCTGAATCCCACGCACCTTCTGCATCCTCTCTTCCAATTCATCAATCTTCATCTGGGAAGTGGTAACAGCATCATAATACTCATCAATTGATTCTTGTGATTCATTGATGTATTTGGTTTTGGTGTCCTGTTGAATCTCCTGATTGCAGGTATGGCAAGTATTGTTATCTTTATAGAAAGAGATATTCTTCTTCAGTCTCTCAATCTTATTCTCTAACTTAATAACAATCTTACTGAATTCATTCAACTTCTTTTCTGGTTTGTCGGTAATCATTTCACCGACAACCTTCATCAATCCTTCCTCTTCTTCAGTCAGTTTGATAATATCATTTGACACTTCTGATGATATCGATTGTGCATTGGAAATCTTATTCTCTAATATCTTAATGTTATCATCAGTGTTGTTTTCCAATTCCTGAATGTGCTGCTCTTGCACATCAATCTTGAATTCCAAATTACCAATGTCACCTGTAATTGTGGTGAGTGTTTCTTTCAGAGTGCGAAGGCGCTCCTTTGCGATAATCGACATCGTGGAGAAGACTCCAATGTCAAGAAAGTCTTCAATGCATTCTCTCCTACCAGAAGAAGGAAGTTGCATAAAAGGAATAAAGTTAGAAGAGCCGAGAATAACAATCTGTGTGAAACTGCGGTAATTCAGTTTCAGAATGTTTTGCTCCAACAAAGCCTGAGTATCTCTTTCTGCTGCGTGAGATTCAAGGTCTTCGCCATTCTTTGTGATAGTAAATATCTTTGGTTTCTGTCCTCTGGTAACCACAAAGGTATTGTTACCAATGGAAAACTCAATCTCAACAACTAACCCTTTCTTATTTTGGGCATTGACAAGTTGCGGGAGATTCACTCTACGAAAACTTTTCCCAAAAAGAGCATAACAGATTGCATCTAACACAGTGGATTTACCACTACCATTAGCTCCATGAATGAGAGTTGTTTGTGCGTTGTTTAGTTTTACTGTAACAGGTTGGTTGCCAACGGAAAGGAAATTCTGAAAAGTAACTCGCTTGAATACAATCACAATGAATCAAATAATTCTTTCTGTTGTGTTTCTGCGCGAGGTATAACAACTTCGCCAGGCTCAACAACAGAGTACGCATAACCTAGTATATCACACATCTTATCGATATTTGTATCTGGTGTCTCTGTTACATACAATTCTTGACCTAATGCCTCTAACTGAATGCAATAAGTTATCGCATCATCTTTGCTAACAAAAAACTGCACCACAGTGGTGCCTTCGTTATCAATTGATGCATAAGTGCCAGATTCAATATCACCTTCTTTTTTGGTGAGTAGGTACATTACACCTCCTGGGATTCAACATATAATGATTTGAAGATATCAATCACATTCTCCTTATTGATACTGTCATCCATCTCATTGATATATTTGGTAAGTGTGGTGAGGGTATCTTCTGTTTCGATGTGCAAATCAACCTCAGAGTGAAGGTCTACACTCTCTACAACTTTAACATCGTGACACCCTGCCTTATACAAATCATCAATAAGGCGACTAATCTTACGTGGTGTAGATTTTCCCTCTACGATAATCTTCACGTATGACTGTTTATATTTAGTTGGGTTGATTAATTTACTCTCACTTTCATTGTAATAGAGTTTATTAAACATCGTGTTGGGGTTGGGAATAAACTCCAACTCACCAGTATCCAAATCATAGATATGAAATCCACGAGTCTCTCCCTCATCATTCCAATACAATTGATATGGATTGCCCAGATAAGAGATGTTACCAGATGAGTTTCTCTTATGGAAGTGACCAGAGAATACCCTATCAAACTGTGAGAAGACACCAGCATCCATACCATGCAACACCTGATATGTTTTGTTGGCATAGAAACCAGCAATCTCAAGGTGACCCATCGCAGTGAGTGCCTTTGATTCGTCTCTCTGTTTCAGAAACTCTTCAGCGTTTTCCTCACATATCCATGGAATAACAAACAACTCAACGCCATTAATCTTCACAGTTTGTGGGTCAGAATAAACAACTACGTTTGTAAATTCTGTGAGGTTTAGTGCTGGAGAATTTATCTTGGTGCTTTGCTTATAGAAGATGTCGTGATTGCCGATAATGATGTGGGTCTCGATATTTCTGTCTTTCAGAGGTTGGAAAACAACCCGCTTTGACCAATCAAGTGACCAATAATCAATACCTTTGCGGACATCAAAAACATCACCAAGATGAATAACTGTGCTAATTCCCCTCTCGTCCAATGTCGGGAAGAAAGTCTCTGAATAAAATTTCTCATAATAGTCATGGAAAATTTGCGATCCTTTTCTCACCCCATAGTGAGTATCAGATATAATACAGACCTTGTTGTTCTTCTTTTTACGAGGCATGGTCGTTACAATTTAGGTTCAAGTATAACACAGCGGCCTCCAATAATGAAGTGTTGTCAAGGAAGTTACCAAGACCCAGATTACAGTTGCGACAGAGTAACCCCCGCACCTTACCTGTCTTATGGTCGTGGTCTATTGCCAGTCTTCCCTTATCACATTCACTCTTACAGATAGAACAAACACCCTCTTGCTTCTCCACCATAGACCAGTAGTCCTCGGCGGTAAAGGTTTCAGTCAGGTTTAGTCGATTGATGTTTGAGCGTAGCCACTGGTCGGCATACTTCTCTTTGTTGTCCTTACGCCACCTATCCACTCTTGCCTTCACTTTCTCTGGTGTTTGATAAACACTCAAATCACCAGACATCAACTTCTCATAACCTGCCTTCTTATTACAATAATGGCAACCATAAGAGGAGACAAACTTGATGACACACCCACACTTCTTACATGGAGTTGGGGAGATGTAAAACTTTCTCCCTTCTTCAATTGCTCTTTGTCTGTCCGGATTTCTTCTTGGCATCTTCAAAACATTTCTCAAGGTATGCTCGCCTACCGCGATCAATCATCCAATAGGCTCCGTCACAATCTGGAGATCGGAGCTCCTCCTCTTCCCAATCTTCACGCACGTCCATATTTTCTCAAATAGGCTACATCATCATTATAATCGATTTCCTCTTGAGTTTCAACTGCTTGCTGCTCAGCATCAGGAATCTGTTGTCTGACAGGACTTCTCAAGTCTTGGTCTGTGACATGATCAAGAGAACTCGAATCTTTGAATTCTTGAGCAAAGAGTGAATCGGAACCGGGTTCCGGTAAAGCTCCAGCATGCACTCTCTGGGATTCTGCCGTACCTAAAGAAGAAGCAAGTTTAGATTTGGATTCAACATCACCAACATTAACTTTACCAAATACATTCTCGTGCGCTTCAACTCCACCCATGCCACTGTTCAGTGCGTCCTTCAGAGCTTTATTTTCTTTCGCAACGGGATGCATATTATCTTCTGATGATGGTGGTGCACCTTCAGGTTGCTCCATAGGAGGCATCTGCATCTCTGCCTCATACAAATCGAATAATTCTTTTAGTGGTTCTTTCATGGTTAGAATCCTTCAGAGAAAGGGTTATAGAATACTTTACCGGTAATGGTCTGTGTTTTACTTATCGTCGCAGTGGAATGAAAAAACTCAAATGTAGCAGGTCCAGTGTTGTTTCCAAACTGAATCAGAATCGGATAATAGATTCCTTCTGTAAGTGCAATGGTACCACTCCTTTCCTGTACGGCATGTGCCGTACCATTATCTACAACTTCATTACTTGATGAAGGTGCAAAAGCCGCCTGCCCTATCCAAACCCATGATGCATCATCAGAGTTGGTATAAAAGGTGTAGGTTTCTGTAGTGGTTGGACGAAAGTAACCCCTCCATTCCACAGAGTCAGTCGTACCAATGCTTTGTGATAATGATGTAGTCTGTGCAGTGATGGAAGCGGGAGTCTTTCCATCAAACCAACTAAAGTTGTCAGCAAAGTATCCATTGGTGTATACTCTCCTGACCAACCCAGCGGTGTATTGAATACGACGAGTGGTGTTAGAGTGAAGTGTAGAAAATAACATCAGCCGTACTGGGTAACATTTGCAAAGACAGTGTAAGTTGGTGTTGCTGCCGTCTTGATGATTGTGTAAGTGTAGACATTCACAGAAGAAACAATACCTTCTACAGGAGCAGAACCACCCAACCAATTTGTGGTAACACCAGTAGATGTACCATCAATAGTTACAGCTGTGTTTCTATATTCAGAAGTACCAACTGTCACCATATGAGTAAGAGTAATCATCTCATTGGTGTCAATCAAACTATCAAAGGTCGTCGAACCATCACCTCTGAAGTTTAGTGTCCAATCTGCAGTTGCGTTGGCAGTTCTGAAGAGATTAGTGTAAGTAACAATATCAAAGTTCAGTCCGCCTGTTGCTGCGTTGGTTGAGATGAATGCGGGTTCTACTGTTAGGTCAGACTTGAGTTTACCAGAGACGGTACAGTCTTCATTGACTTCAAGGTCATTAGCAACATAAACACCCTGAAGGTCGATGTGCATCGCCTCATTAGTGGGGTGGGCAGCTGCGGTACCACCAGAGTCTGTAGAACCATTATTGGGTTCATACAGATAGAAACCAAACCTTCTTAGTCCATCATTACCAGCGTCACTTTCTTCGATTGCTGCGAAGAAACACTCATACCAAAGTTGTCCCTGCCCATACTGGTTGTCATTGGCTCCGTACCAGTTGGCGTACTTTACCTTAATAGTATCTTCGTTGAAGGCAAAGAACTGAGCACCAGATGCGCCAAGGGAAAGTGTTTGGTTAATCTGAATGTTCTGATGAAATGTGATGAGTTCAGAACTGTCAGTGGTTGCAATAGTGATGTAGTCATTTGCACCTTCAGACACAGAAAATGCAGAAGCAGTATTATCACTCAGCGTTATACTGGAGATACTTGCCTCTATATTTGTCCATGAAACTTTTCTAGAGTTACCAGTGGTGTCATCTGTTACAAGAAACAAATCACTACCAGTAACTTCTGTTAGAGCAGTTAGCTCACTAATACCTTTACCAGCTGCCATTTACCCAGAGCATTTTAGTTATTTATTTCCTCGGCGTTTCTGGTCTACGGCGTCTTTGATAGAGTTATAGTCGGCAGAGGAGCCCATAGCATCAGCTTGAAAGAGTTCCTCAAAACCAGACTTTGCAATAATCTTATCACAGATTTCAATCTGTTTCTTCTCTTTACCAATGCGGCGAATAAAGGCGTACCAGCAAACTTGTGTGAAGTAGGAGAATGGATTCTTGGATTTATTAGGATCAAATCGATTACAATACACAACACAGTTCTCAACTGCGTCCATCACCATGTCCTGGCGATACATATAGTTTGAAAAGTTTGGTCGCATAGACAAGTGCTCTGCGATATCAAGGAAGCACTTACCGATGTAACGAGGAAGACGAGGGCGATCGTCTCCCTTTCTTTTAGCGATATCGCATACTTCTTTGTAATCTACAAGCGCCTGATAGAATTCTTTATTGTCAATGAAATTGTTTTTAGATCTTTTGCGTTTCATAACATAGATTACAGTAATATAATTATATCAAATTTATAAACAAATATCAATCTTCGGGAACGTCAGGAGACTTATCGTACATTCTTTTGATTTTGTTTCTCGACGATTCAATATCACCAACATATCCACTGTGATCGGATGATTCAATTTTGCGTCTAATGGGTGAGGATACTTTTGCAACTAATAGTGCTTTCTTATAAAAATCAATACCAAACTTATCCATCTCTGTGATGGTTATAATGTGATTCTTATTCACAATCAGCATGTCGTCATTAGAATACAACATCCATTTCTTAGGAACCAATCCCGAAAATGCTAATCCTTTTTCGGCGTCGACTTGTGTATTCTCATTCACTGTAATTGGATTATGAAGAACGAGAAATGTTTCACCCAATTCTTCATTCACCATAACTTCAGCGAGTACTTCCTCACCCGTCACCAACTT